TTGAACACCGTCATGACAGCAGCGGTGATCTGGCCAGTCGTGAAGCCGAAGAGAGAGCAGACCTGTTCTGCATCCGGCGTCGGGCCGGGAACGCAGGTTGCCATGCCCTTGCTTGCGAGCCAGACGACGACGATGGCGATCACGTTACCGATGAACGCACCGATCAGTTTGGAATAACTGCCCAACATATTAGTCTCCTAATCCTGTACGAGTTTGGATTTCTTCGACCAATCGCGCCAAGGATGAAGCTCGAAATGAGGCTTGTCCCATGCGTCATTGGTCGTCTTGCTTCCGTCCATATTCCAATCGCCACCCCAGCGAAGCGGAATATTATTCTCCTTTGCCAGCCGGAACATGATCCGGCCAAGGTTATCAAAGGCCTCCATGGCTGCTTTCCCTTCCCATTTGTAAGGAGCGGGAAATAGATCGACGGCAATTGCCGGAACATAATTATGAGCAGACTGACCGAACTTCGCTTTCGAAGTCCCTTGCAGGAACGCCTTTGTCTGCGCTGCGCGCCCGCGCGTTGCGTCAAGGATTTTGAAATCAATTTCCTTGATGGCCAGATCGACAAGCAGTTGCAGTTTCGGATGAAGCTTTTCCCTCGATGCCAGAGAAGCTTTGCTGAACCTATAAGTCATGGTTAACCCTGCCAATCTTCGGGCTTGTCGCGCGGTATCCACGTATTGGTTTGGAAGTCGTACAGATACCAAGCTCTGTCAGGCGAAGAGAATACTTCGATGTATTCTTCCGGAATGCCCTCGTGGATGTATTTCCCGAAGTTAGGGTCTTCTCCGTCTAGGATCAGAAGACCACCATATGCTGCAAAGCCCGATGCATACTGGCCGTCCATGTGAGTGGCGAAGTAGCGCATCTCGTTTGGCCCATACAACGTCAACGTCATGTTTCTTCCTTTTAAACGAGGATAGCCTTAATTCTGTATCTCCAATTAGACGCTACCGGATCATCCCACGCACCGGTGTCCATATTGATAATGGCAGCGGCAAAGCGGCTATCGGCTGTCCTGATATAGATCGTGGTAGAGTTATAGCTCATGGAGCAACCCATAGGGGCAGTGCCGCCTGAATGGTCTGCGGCACCACCAAGCTTAACAAGTTCACCAACAGAGAAGCCGTTGTTGGCGACTGCACATTCAGCCCACAACTGAACGATAGTTGGCGTAGCACCAAGCCCGTGAGCTACGGAAACTAGGCCACCAAGGGTAATGGTCTGTGCAGAGCTTTCATACTTCTTTACGCCAAGGTTATCTTTGGTCTCCTGCGCGCCAGTTCCGGAGAACGCAATCTCCATGTTGGAAGCCATGGCCAAGCCGCCGCTGTTGAACTGGCCTATAAGTGTGCCACCATTATATGCACTGACGTTCCCGCCCTGTAAGGTAATGTCACCGCCAGTCGTAGTAATGGTAAGACCGTTAGCTCCTGTCTGGATAATGCGAACGTCGTAGTCATTACCAACGGCATTCTTGAAATCGATAAGGGCACTGTTCGTAGTGGACGTGATCTCTATTGATCCACCGGTTTCGATATCTACGCCTGAGGTATTACCAGAGTTCCTGAAACGGTTTTGCGTTCCTTGGAATGTCTGTTCGCCAGTCCACGTATTCGTGCCATTCAGAAGCGGGACGGTTGCACCTGAAGTACCGGTGTTCTGAGTGGCAGCGGTTCCAAGGCCAAGGCCGGTTCTTGCTTCGGACTGCGTCGTTCCACCCGTTCCACCTTCAGCGACAGACAAAGCAACCGTCGAGCTGAACGTATTGGTGCCATCGCAATAGACGATGCGGGTCGCGCCAGTCGGCAGGACGTATGTCGATCCAGCCGCTGTCTTGATGTTGACAGCAAAGCCACCTGTCGTTGAGTTCTTGAAGACGTAGACCTTCGGGACAGAAGGGATGGTGACAGTCCGGATCGCCGTGTGCGCTCCTGTCAGGTTAACGATGGCATTACGGGATTGATCGGTCGCACCGTTGACCGCAGTCAACGTGACGTTGGCATCGACCATGGCGATGGAAACGTAACCGGTAATGGCCTGTTCTACCAGAGAGAAGACGTTGTTAGCCTTCGTTCCCCATGTCGAACGGTTTTCACCAGTGGCCTGAAGTTCAAGACGGAGATTGGGGCTATATGAGCTAGGCATCTATTGGCGTCCATATGTTTTCTGTATCGGGGATGACAGCCGTCCATGTGACCGGATAGCCACTTCCTGTATGGCCAATGGCTTCAGAGCCAACGGCAAAGACAGTTTCATCAAGTAAGATGCTGACCGTTCCTATATCGCCGGTCATCTGTTCTCCGGTTACATCGACAAAGAACGGGACGGATACGGTAACGGTGCCGACGTCTCCGGTTGCTGATGAACCGATTGAGAATACGGTGACGCTATCGAGCGTGGTGACATTTCCGATTTCAGACGTCGCAGATACACCGGACAAATTGACCAGAGCCTTGGCGACAACCGTTTCATCACCGTTGGCAGATGTCGCGGCGACACCGGTCGCGTTAACCAAGACAGCGCCACCATTAAGAACCGTGACGGTTCCGTTGGAAGCTGTCGCTCCCGATCCTGTTAGGGAGGTAATGCTGACAACAGTTACAGTCTCATCACCTATGGCGCTTGTCGCAGCAGCACCGGTAGCGGTGACCGATGAACCGTTAATAACCGTAACGTCGCCGTTGGCAGAAGTTCCCGACGAACCTGTTGCGTTGACGCTGATGCTGCCAGTCGTTTCAGGAGCGGCATCCTTGTAAGGATGTCCTTCAGGCAGGAGATCACCATCTCCGAAGTAGCTCCATGACGCCCATCCTTCCATCCTCTGCCATTCGTTTTGCGTCAGGAAGTAGTCGAAGAACATGCATTCAAGAAGATCGCCGTCGAGGTATTCCGTTGCTGATACGCAGCCGACGAAATAGGTGTTCGGCTGTCCATCGGAGTTCAGTGCCGTCTGTGCGCCAGCGAAGTTATTGGTGATCGTGAGTTCTTCACCATCACGGCGCAGGAGGTTTGTCGTGCCGAGTTGGTATCCGTCTATATGCCAATTAAAGGCCAGCGGGTTAGAACCCATATTGTAAGCTGGAACTTGGTTTAAGCTGCCGCCATAGCCTCGGCCCAAATTCAGCGTGCCGTTCCCCGTTGTCGATGGATAGCAACCAATGACGCTATTGGATCGCCAGTTGCCGGGGCCGCGAAACAAGCCGCAGGCAAAGCGTCCGGTGCTAGCCTGTTCGTACAGGGAGAAGACCGAAACGTTTGCGGTTTGCGATATGGCAGACAGGGTGAAGCTAAGATTGCTGTTGTCTGCCCTGAACTGCAATGACGAATAGGAACCGACGGTTGCGCCCTTGACGACACCAGCGGAACCGATTGTCGCAGAGCCGCCGTCAGCACCAAGGTTGGCAATCGATGTTAGATTGGAACCGGACCATACCGCATTGGTTGCACTTACTCTTAGCTTCGGCGGTACTGCAAGGTCAGATGGCGTCCAGAGAGCCATGGTTCATCAAGCAATCCGAACGATGGCGTTGGAAGCATCAGCAGCCGGGAACACGATTGTAAAATCGCCAGCCGTCGAGGTCTTGTCCGAACCGAAGTCGAGAACGAGGACCGCCTTATTCGACTTGGACGAATTATAGATCAGCGCGCCGCGAGCCGTGATCGTCGCCGTGGACCACGTGACATCGGCAAAATCGCAGATCGCCGTTGTGCCAGACAGTACAGGCGTGACGTTCGTCAGCGTTGCACCACCTGCCGTATAACCGGTTCCGGAGACTTCATTCGTCGCGGAGTAGGCTGTCGTCGCTGCGCTCAAGGTCGCTGACGACGTGTACAGCGCGATCTTGAAGACGTCGCCTGTCGTCACCGTGAAGTTGTGTGTTCCGACAAGGACTTCCTGCTTGAAGCTGCTCGCCAGTGCCTGAGTGATTGCCATCTACTTTTTCTCCATTTGTGACAACTAGAACGGACCCCATCTGAATGGATGTCATACCGGTAGTCTCCGGTCAGGCGTGCGATAGCTGTCCTTCCGGTTACGCCCTTCAGCGATAACCTTCAGAGCCGATATCGCCTGAGCATAGCTTTCCATGTATTGCTTCATGACATCCTGATCACCCTTCAGATAGATGTATCCCTGAAGGATGGTGCCATAGAGAAGGGCATTCTCGCCGTTGATGGATATCCATGTCTCATTGAGATCGACCTCACCTTCAGACAGTGAAGGCGGGGTGTAGTAGTAGTTCAGTACGATGTCGTAGAACTGATCTGGCGTCGGAGCGATCATCATGTTCGCATCATCGAACAAAGCGTAATAGCGCGGCACGCCAGTATCATTCGGATCAGGATAAGCTTCCCGAATGAAGGAATGTTCTTTCGTTAGAAGGAACTGATATTCGCCACCGACAACGATAGCGATGGAATAGGTAGACAAGAAGTTCGGAGGCAGGCTGACATACGGCGATCCCGGTACGGTTGCGGACGTCGATGTTTCCATCAAGTCCTGAAGCTGCACCTTGCGTTCGATGTCTTCTTCGGCCAAGCGGACAAACATCGGGAAGTTCGCGTTGAATGTCGTCTCGTCTACTTCCAGAAACTGTTTTACCAGATCACGAAGTTCGCCATAGTTCATGTAATAACCACCGTAACGCGACCAGTTTCAGTGAATGCCGTAGAGGTTAGCGGCGTACCGACAGGGTTCCATGCGAACATGGCACGCTCTGCGGCAAGCTCTTGGCTATCGGAACGGCTATCGGGAACGCTCTGCTTGTCATCAGTCCGGATACCGCGCGTATCCAGTTGCGGATGAGAAGGATCGAAGCACTTCGGACATACGCGCATGCCCGTGTTACGGCCCATGACGTATTCAGATTTAAGCTGGTACAGATGATAGCGTTGCCCGCACCTGTCACACAGGCCCGGAACCGGCTTCATGAATGTCATCTAAAGATGTCCGTCAGGTCTGGCACCAACTTGAATGGTGCACGTTCTCTGTCTTCTTCGGATGCCAACTGGAACTGCCTGTCGTATTCTGTCTTCAGAATTACGGCACGCTCCGTCGCTTCAGGGATTTTCAGGGACAGGTAGTAAGCCAGTCCTGTCGTCAGTGCCGGAAGGAAGCGAGGAGGAATGTCCATCGTATTCGTGTACGAACCGACGTCCTGAATGGAACGAAGACCGTAATAGACAAGGGAGCCTGCCTCGCTTGGCACCGGCCAGATATGGACTTGCGCAGGAGCAGTCCTGTGCACCCAAAATTGCGTCGGTGATCCCGGCTGGTTCTTGTTGGCAGTCTGCGACCAATCGACAACCGACATGCGGGTCATGATGCGGTCGTTCTGGTTCTGGCCAGTTCCGACACGCCAAGATGCATCAAGGATATCGATGGTATCACCGGACAAAATGACCGATGATACTCCCGGCGCTATAGCAATTTCAGTCTCACGAATGGTCCAGAAATTGATCCCCTTGTTTCCCCATTCACGCATCAGCATGTTCAGCGAACGTCGGGCAGTCTTCATCTGGTAACCGCTGCGCATCTCCACGCCAGCCAGTTCATAGGCTTCTTCGAAGATGTCAGCGATGTCCAGATTGAAGTCTGTCGTACCGGAAGTAGCCATCAGTACAGCGCCAGAATGAGAGTGGCGGTCGTGGCCGTTTGGTTAACCCGAACAGGACCGCATGGGAGAACGCCGATAGGAACGGCAGTAAACACCTGCGATGTCCCATCGGAGCCAAGAAGCGACAGATCGCCAGTGCCGCCGACATAAAGACCACGGCAACCGGCAGGAAGATTAACGGTGTCAGAAGGCGAGACGGCACGCCACGATCTAGCCGGTGCCGCCTGATCAGAAGTATGAACGGCCATGGTTAGCCTCCCTTATGCGTAAACCGTATAGGCTTCAGCACCGGCAGTGACGTTCGTCAGGCGAACGGTGAAGACCCTTGAGCTGTTCTGAGCAATCGTAGCAAGAACAGTAGGACCACCGGACGTACCACCAGAACCCATGGTGATCTGTACGGTTTCTGCTGCATCAGCGGCATTGGAAAGAAGGAAGCTGAAGGATGCCCCGACAGTGGCGGATGCGCCCATGGCAGCGACAAGAAGTGCTGCGGTCGGGAGAACGTCGGTGCGGGCCGCACCATTCGGGTCACGAACAATCGTGCCGGAGAGAAGCTGAGCCGCCGTGTAGGTGACGTTGCCAGCCGTGGTGATAGAAGTAGCAGCAGGCGTATTGGTGATCATCACCTGTCCTGTTGCACCAATAAAGCCATTGGTCGAATAGACCGGACCAGAGAAGTGGGTAGCAGCCATGATCATTCACCTTTCAGGATTTTACCGACGTGCGGCGATCAGTGGTTTACATAACGAAAAAGGGCGGGGATTAACCCGCCCTCTTGCTTTCAACGATTTGGACTAACAATGCTTATGCGGCAGGTTCAACCGGAGGCTCCGGAGGAGTAGGCGTATTGGCAGCAATCGCTGCGGCAATGGCCTGCTGCTTTGCGTCGAGTTCGTCCGCGAGAGCATTGAGCTTCGCAGGGTCTTCGGCGTTCTCACGAATTTGTTCGGCAAGACCGGCAACGAGGGTAAGCACGCTGTCGATAGCCGTATTCGTTTCAGTGACTTCGGCGGTAAGCCTGTCGAGAGCAACTGACATTGTCTTCAACCTTTCCATAATGGTGAGCAGTAGTCTGGTTTGATGACGGACGTCATCATCGCGCTTTCTCCAAGGCATGATAAACCTCCAAAGCGCGCTATACCACATGACTGTCACTTAATTATGACGGTTAAGCGCCGGGAGTACCGTACACGCCGAGCGGGTCAGACCAGCCAAACGAGTAACGTTCACGTGCCTTATACCGTGCGTTGCCGGTATCGAAGTCCGTATCCATGCCAGTCTTGAGCGGAACGCGCTGGAACATCTTCAGGCCGTTGGGAACGTCCGTCATGAGGAACCAAGCATCCGGGTCAGTCAGGTAGTGGTTGATACGGTAGCCCTGCGGGATCGCACCGTTATTCTTCAGAGCGTTGATGTCGTTATCGGCAGTGCCGACACGCTGTTCCGTCTGAAGGATACGAGTGGCTTCGAACTGAAGCGCAGGCGGGATGACCAGCTTCGTCGGGCGAGCCGCGATCAGAAGACCGCGTTCGTCTGTCCATGCAGCAATGTTGATAACTGCATTTTCCAGAGCTGTTTCGTTCAGGTCAGTTGCCACTGCCGGAAGGTTGGCATTGACGCCACCGCCGACAAGAGGGTGAGCCGCACTGAACAAAGCCACGCCATCGCCACCGGCAAAAGCGCCATTGAAGCCGTTGTTCAGAACCGCAGCAGCCTTGACCTGTTTCGTGTACGCCATGCCACGAGCGAGAGCCTTGGTATAGCGGGCGGAAAGCTGATCGTAGAGGTTATCTTCGATTGCTTCTTCCGTGATCGCAAAACCCATTGCAATCGTCTCATGGACGTAACGAGACAGCCAAGCTTCCTGCGCCGTATCGTACTGGATGGACTGGCCTTCCAGTTTGACCGGTGCAGCACCGAAGCCCGAAAGCTTCTGTTCTTCTTCGAAGGAACGATCAGACGTTTCCGTTGCGAAGATTTCCGTGTGCTCTTCGTCGTACCGCTTGTATTCCAGACCGAACAGTTTGTTCAGGCCCGGAAGCAGTTCCTTAAAGAGTTGAGCGCGTGAAATAGGCATCTTTCAACTCCTATTAGGCCCCGGCGTTGCCGGTTGTGGACGAATTGAAGTGGATGTTGATACGAACGAGAACGTCCGTAAAAGCATCGCCCGGAACGCTGAAGCCTACCTCGTTGACCATGCCGACGATGCGGATAGGCAAGGTCGCCGTGGCTGCGATAGAACCAGCGTTAAGGGAGACGCCGGAAACACCCAGCGTGAGATTGCCAGTACCCTGAACAACTGCGGCGTTGGTGCCAACAGCGTTGTTATTCAAGGAACCGTTGGCCTGCATCTGGAAGACAGCTTCCGGATCATCGATAACGTAGGCCATCGCATTCGAGGCTACAGTACCGGAAACCCACTGCTGCTTCTGGATATAGCCCAGCGATGCATCCGTGTATGAAACGCCCATAAAGACGCCAATCGGTGCAGGGCTGGCAGTCGTCGTCTGCGTAAACTTGTTGATCGTGCCGGGGGCTACGAGAGTAACCAGATCACCAGTCTTCAGATCAGTCGCGTAGCCAGAGGCAATCGGGTACTGATTGAAGCCATGGCCCTGACGGCGCTGACCCATTGATTTAGCAAGACGAAGACCATACGGCGATTGTGTGGTTGCCATGTGACTTCTCCAAGAGAGATTGAGATCGAAACCACCGGACTATTCGTCCGGGGCACTGCCAAAGGTGACGCGCGTACGACGTTCCGGCTTGAGCAAAGGCATGCGCGGATCGCTTTCGCGAAGGTAACTGTTGTCAACAGACTGCATCTGTTCACTTGCGCGAGCATTGTAATACTCGTTACGGGCTTTCACCCTGTCGGTGTCGATCTTGCAAAGCAGCAAGCCGCCAATTTCAACGCCGTCCTCAAATTGCTTGCCATGACTATCCGATACCAGTTTCAGTTCCGGATGGTCTTTTGCATTCACAGGTTCCCAACCTTCACGGAAGCGCGCGGAAACATTCTTGTTATCCAGCGATCCACGTGAACCAATGCGAACCCAACGGTAGGAATAACCTGCCTGCGGGTCAGGGCTTGGTAGGAGAGAAGGGGGTGTCCATGACGACTTGCGAGCCTTCGCCGCACGGGTTTCGTTCTCACGAGTTACTGCCATAAGTCCATTCCTTCTTGCTGCCATTCTCGGCTACGACCTGTTCTGCATATTGCTCAAGCGTCAAACCGAGACGCTTAGCTAGGCGCGCTTGACTTTCGGTCAGCGTAACTTTGCGTGTGCCACCGCCGCCGTTCGAACGGACAGCAGGCGCAACCACGGTGTCAGTGCGGCGGGGAGCCGTTTTACTCTGGAAGCGTTCTGGAAAGCGCGAACGCATTTCCTTGTCGATGCGACCATAGTATTCATCAGTGCCGGGAACTAAGCCTTCCCGGTTCACGATATGAGAGTGCAGTCCCATCGCAAACGACGTCATGATTTCGTCGCGACCGAACCAACGGTTCTTATCCTGCCAAGCCTGTGCATCAGGAGGAACCTGAGGCTGCACCTGCTGCGGCTGCTGGAACCGTGACAATTCCTTTTCGTCCATGCGAGGCAATGCCTGCGGACGATGCATCGAAAGCCGATCCTGTTCAGCGACCAACTTGGCCAGAACTTCTTGAGCGGCAATCTGCGCGTTGATATCTGCTGCCTCGTGAGCTTCACGAAGCGCTGCCTTGGCTGCATCGATCTGCCCTTTCAGGCGACCGGTGCTTTCCGATACGAGAACCTTTTCACCGTTCTCGATCAGGCCCTTAAGCTGATTGTTTTCGTTAAGGATGCGCTGAGCAAAAGCTACAGCTTCCTGAAGCTGACGTTCCCGGTCTTCCTTGGCGCGACGTTCAGCATGCACTTTCGCCGTTTCCTTGGCGATGCGCTTCTTAACCTTCTCGCTGTACTTGACCGCTTCGTCGTCTTCGTCGTCGCCCTTGTCGGCGTCGTTGCCATCAGCTTTCCACTTATCGCGGTCTTCTTCCGGCGTGTCGTCTACGACATCGACAACGATGCCTTCTTCTTCCTTGTCGTCCTTCTTAGGCGCAGGAAGCTCTTCTTCCTTGTCATCGCCAAAGCTATGGACAAAGTCCTTGTCATCGAACTCATCGAACTCGTTGTCTAGCAGACTGTTTTCCTTAGGCATTAGCCTGCCCTTTCAATCTTGCGCGGATCATCGACAACGGCTTCAACCGTATCGTCATTGATCAAGCGGTACTCGACGCCTTCCACCTTCAGGCGCGTGCCTGAGTAGGAACGGAAGATCACCCAATCTCCGGGCTGGCACCAAGGGCCTGTCGGGAATTTGTCGGGGTCGAGATAGGCAGTATCGCCAACAGAGATGACCATGCCGTAAATGCTGGCGGTTTCTTCGGCCTTCTGCCATTGCGTCGGGGTAAGGATGTTGCCGATCTTTTCATCCCGTTTGGGAATAGCGATCAGAATTTTATAGCCCTTGGGCTGCGGCAATACGATCCCTTCCGGAACCTCTACCGGTAAAGTCATGCGTGGCGCTCCACGTTGGGGGTAAAGAAAAACCCGCACAGCGCGAAGCTTATGCGGGTTTCGGTTCAGGGCTGTTGCCTTCGGGAAAGACGCTTGAACCGACTGTAATATATCTCTGTAATTGACTTGACGTCAACAGGATGCTTTCCATAGCATCCAAATTAGCTAGATACGATCTATCCCAAGTGCCGGTAATAGCCGAATTAAAACGTACAAAACGGCCACCAAGATAATCAAAATCTTGGCTATCTGTTTGAAGCGACCATCCATGGGAAGCATGTCGATCAACAGATTAAGAATGTAAACGACGATGCCTAGTACGATAACTAGGATAATAATGCCGATAAGTGAGCCGGGATCGAACATGGTATTTCTCCTACGTTAGTTTAACGGTCAGCCATGCGGCAGTCGCGGCGTCAAGGATTGCTTGACCGCCTTTGTTGCCACCGGACACTCTCGGATGAAGGCTATCGTCAGACATATAGCTGACGCCCGGAACGCAGTAATACTGATCACCTATCTGCTGCGTATTCGTCCAAGCCGAAGATACGGTGATGTCGCCATTCGTATTGCCGTTACCGTTCCTCGTGACACCGATATTGGCACCGGTAAACGGAACAACGAAGCCGTTCGGGATGGTGCTCGATCCACGCGTATAGTTGGAATTGAAGCGGGACGTGCTGATGACGGAGCTGACAGTGACTAGCTCTACCTCTGGTAGCAGAGCATCTTCACCGGCGATCTTCCAGACGCAGCTATCGCGAACAACCTCGCAAGCATCGCCCCATTCCAGAACGCCATCGACGTTGCCACCACGTATCCACGCGTTCGTCAGACCGCGCACGCTACCGGCTCCCGGCCAAAGCGCAGTCATGAACTCTGTTTCGGACGTCGCCTTCCAAGCATCGATGGTAATCGTGCCTGTCGCTGGCGTCGTGGCGCTTCCTTGGAAGTGCAGCGATACGGTATTAGCACCGGTATCTCTGGCTATGCAGATTTTGGAGTTGTTATATTCCGCCTCATTAGCACCTGCCACGAAGTAAGGACGGCCTACGCGGAACTTGGATGCATCGGCAACTGTCGCGGTGATCGTATTACCGGAGGATGTCATCGTAGCGGAGACAGCGGCGTTCTCTGTCGTACGCGGCAGGATCGTGCATTGGTTCCATTTCATGCCAAGAGCACGCACCATGTCACGCATGGTAATGAAATCGCCCTGAAGCTGGACAGCCGTACGGCCACCGGCCAGATCGTTCGTTCCCCAATTAACGAGAACATCCGTGCAACCAAGCTTGAACGCCAGATCGGACTGCTTGGTGAAGTTGCCACCGGTAGCATAGGTCTGAGCGGTCGTGCCGGAGATGCTGTTGATGTATGCAGGGCAGCGCGTGAGCGCAGCGTTATACAGCGATCCACCGTTGTTGGTGAAGATGCTGTCGCCAAAACCGGCGAAGGCTGCTTTCTTCAGCGTGGACCGAAGCGCATGGTTGCGCAGACCGGCAAAGCCAAGGTTGGCGATATAGGTCGCGCCGTTCGCTGGCGTTGCTGCCAAGCTGACACGGAAGGTTCCGCCTGTCGGAATGCTGGCAGATAGCGTGATATTGGCGCTTGCCGTGTTCGATCCCGGCGTGACTGCCGTTGCCGGGATGGTTCCGATTGGCGTGCCGACTGGATATTCGATGGTTCCGGATGGCGTGAACGTGGCGCTGGCATCGGTCGTACCGGTCGTGCGCAGCGTCCAGCCTTGAAACATGATGGATGCAATGGAGATAGCCGCGCCGCTGTCGTTTACGTAGTTGGCAGCGTGTGTCTTTTGCGTGCCGTCACCTGTCAGAGGAGCAGCGCCAGAAGCAAAACCCGCTCCCTGAACGCGGTGTGCCAGCATAGCGATGGTCGGATCACTCGGAGTTCCACCCCCCCCGACATCTGTACTGGTAACGCCGAGGGATAGTCCGAGTGATAGACCGGTCATTCGTCGTCGTCCTCTTCACCTACGAGGGCTTCTTTCAGGAGAAGTTCGAAGTAATCAATCATGTTCAGTTCCGCGACGATGCCCCGGTACTGTTCCATGCTAGTCACCATTCCCGCCTGAAGTTGTTGGCTTTTTTCTTCCTTTAATCTTTTCAACTTCGAGAGCATGCTGTCTATCGCGTTCATTTTCTTCCTTCTCGTGCAGCATCTGCTGACGTGTCATGCTTGCGCTATCGAGACGTGCAGACCATTCCTTTGCATCGTTGTTCAGTTCGGACAGGACTTCCTTGCCTAGCTGGATACCGGAGCGGCGATCTTCTGCTGAAAGCTGTGCACCGAAAGTAACCAGATCGGCACCGATCTTCGCGCCTGCGCGGGCTTCTTCGCTTTCGATACGGCGGATATCCAGCGCTTCCTTGGAAACTGCCTTGGCCATGTCCAGCATGTCGTCGGCTGCATCCTTGGCCATCTGGTGTTCCAGCGCCTTCTCCTTAATCTGAAGTTCCTTGACGCGAAGCTGGAAGACAGGGTCTTCGGCAATCTGCTGGTTCTTGGCTTCCTGTGCTTCTGCTTCGTGCTTCTTGCGCAAGCGTTCGGCTGCTTGTGCGACAAGACGTGCAAGACGGTTCTCGATTTCCGGAGGAAGCGGTTCGCCCATCGGCGGCAGTTCGACACCCATCTGTTCCTGAATTTCCTGCCGGTACTGATTGGCAAGATGTTCTGCCAGATGAGCTTCCATCTGCGCCTGAATTTTCACAGCGTTCGGAGACTGGCCGATCATCTGCATAATCTGCGGGTCCATTATCGCGGCCATGTGTGCCGTAATATGCGCCTGATGATCTTGATCGGGGTAAACCTTGACTGGTTGGCCTGTGAGTATCGACATGTTTTCCTGCACGGGGTCCATGCGCGGAGGTTCTTGGTCGTACGGGAGAATGCGGTCGTCATTCTTAATGCCGATAGCCTGAAGGCCTGCGCGGTGCAGTTCCTTCATGTTGTAAAGTTCAGGTGCGGTCTGTGCCAATTGCATGACGGCCTGCATCTGGACGATGCGTTGCGCCTGAGTTGCAGCGTTCGGATCGGAAACCGGAACGATATCGACACGGCCATCGAAATCCTGAGAGCGGTCGAACTTCTGTTCGGTATCCCAATCGTATTGCGGCGGCATGTATTCAGCGATCACCTTGGCGATCAGCCGAAGTTCCTTCTTCAGGCTCGCATGCAGGCGCGCGTGAACGGCAGACATCACCTTCAGTGAGCGTTCCATAAGCGCCAGTGTCGTACCGACAGGCGCATTCTCGCTACCGGAACCGATATCGACATCGGCAATGGAACCGATACGCCGACCTTCTTCGATGAGATTTTGGAGAAGCGCCGCCAGAACCGCAGATGGTTCCTTGTACGGAAGCGGCATGATGTTGTCTTTGAGCGAACCGGCTGGCACATCGACGTCTCGCCATTCACCGGGAGCAATCGGGTCTTCGCCACCCTTGGTTCTAAGACCGCGTGTCTTCAAGCCACCGGGAAGGTTGCTGAGCGTACCGGCATCGATCAACTGGCGAAGGATGGAAGTCGAAGCCTTGGAAATGGCACCCATCAAATGGATAAGGCCAATGCCATAGAAACCAAATCCGGGCATGTAGAAGTAGTGGGTGAAGTAGCATTCAGGCTTGCGGTCCTGATCGGCTTCTTCCCAATTACGGTAAATGCCGAGGACGGCTCTGGACGATTTGTCCACTGTGATGATGTAAGGATCGGCAATATCATCCGGATCATCAAAGGGCGGCGGCAGGTTGAAATGAACGTGAAACTCTAGGACGGTATAGCGTTCGTCCTTATCCGTCAGCTTCTCCGTTCCCTTCAGTTCGTCTTCCTTCTCCTTGCCTTCTGACGTGTAGGCGACAGGTGATTGAAGATCGACCTTCCGGTAAAGACCGGCTCGCATCATCTTCAGCAGCTTGTTCTTCGACAGCCGCATAATCTGCGTAATACGCTCGGCATGATCGATATGCGTAGCGCTGTAAGGAACCACCATGTCTTCTGCCGGGATCATGTTCGAACACGGCTTCTTGGTCATTCCGTCGTAATAGGTCTTCTTGAACACCGAACCTGCCAGAGGCAGGCGGAAAAGAAGCTGTTCCGTTTCGGAGCGGAACTCCGACATGTTCTCGGTTAGCTGATAGTTCAGCTCTTCCTTGACGCGTATGGATTGCTGGAACTTCTCCGGAGTGTCGTCGCCAAGGATTTTCGTCAGCACCGGACCTGATGCCGGAAAGATTTCCATGATGGCATTCGACTGAAAACGAACGACAGCTTCCGTAAGGACAGGATGGTAGACACCGCTTGCGCCCTTGAACGGACGATCCCGGTCTTCCATGGAGAAGCCAAGCAGATCAAGGCCATCCGTGTACTGTCTTAGCCATTCGGAACGGCTGTTCTCGTCTTCCTCGAAATATTCCAGAAGGTCGTCGGCAATCTTCTGAAGGTCTTCATCCTCAAGAAACTCGGCAAGATTGTCCTTATGAGCCGGAGGTTCCGGATCGGGAATGACTTCCACCTCTGTATCTGATCCGACCTCCACTTCCAGCGGAAGGTCTTCTTCCATGACTTCATCGGCGGGGGTCATGACGCGAGATATATCAGCCATCAGTAGTAGGTTACCCTTCTCTTGGGAGCCAGTTCATCGTCCCAATCGTCATTGTCATTGATAAGCCATCCGCCTTGGCGGAAGCGGGAAACAGCCATGACAACCGTATCCACAAGGTCGTCATGCTCGCCTGCCGGGAATGCGGCGCATTCCTCGATAACTTCTTCAGCCCAGCGCTTATCCTTCGGCGCGTACACGTTGCCGGAGGCAAAGATGTCGGTTACCGAGTTGACGCGGGAAATCTTGTCATTGCTGCTGCCAACGGAACCGCGACCGACAGTCACTTCCTGAATAGGAATGCCCATCTGCCGAAGCTCATAGATCAGCGGCTGGCCAGCAGCGCGACCTTCGATCAGGCAGATGTCGGTGTCGAACTCCTTATAAAGTTCAAGCGCCTTCTTCTTTAGCTGCGGAAATTCCAGCTTGCCGCGCCATGCATCGAGCAGGATGATGCAGTTCCTTTCCGTCTCTTCGTTCTTGAAAACGCCCCATGTGGTGCAGGCGGAATAGTCAGAACGAGTGCCGGTCGTGAATGCCGTATCCCATGACTGGACAATGACGTCGCATTTCGGTGGCTTCTTGTCTGGCCAGTTCTGCCACATGTCGCGCTTGATAAGTGCGCCTTCTTCAGACGTCGGATTTTGCAGGTACTGCGCATTCCATTTGGAAATAGCCATGGAATTTTTGGTGCGCAGAAGTTCTTCCATCGGCCAGAACTCTGGCCACAACGGACGTTCTTCCTTGGTATCGGTCGGCGGCATGATCGCCGGAAGTTCGATCACTTCCCATTGGTCCGAACCGGGAGTGTTGATCTGCTTCTTGATCAACTGGCCGGTCAGATCGCGCAATGACCAGCGTGTCATGACGACGATAATGGCGGCTCCCGGCTGAAGGCGCTGACGTGGACCCTGTTCGTACCAGTCCATGACCTTCTGATATATCTCTGGATTGTATTCACCGAGAATAGCATCCTGTTCAGAATGCGGATCATCGATGATAAACAGGTCGGCACCTTTACCGGCCACGGCACCGTTCACGCCGACAGCGTAGTATTCACCGCCGCGATTGGTAGCCCAGCGTCCTGCCGCCTTGTTATCTGCCGACAGTCTGACACCGGGAAACAGTTCCTGAAAATCCTTGCGGTCGATCAGCCCGCGCACCTTACGGCCAAAGCCGACAGCGAGTTCCGCTGTGTGCGATGCCATCATCACCTTCTTTTCAGGCGCACGCCCAAGGAAGTAGGCAGGCAGATGGATCGAAGCAAATTCTGATTTCGTATGACGCGGCGCAATATTGATGATCACGCGCTTCTTTTTACCGGCAATCACCTCATCGAAAAGATCAGCCATGATCTTGTGATGAACGCCATCGATGAAGCTTGGCCACATGTAATGGA